GCTAGATCAGCCATATTCGCGGTGTTCTTCACATTGTTATTCACAGCAAGAACAAGTTCGGTGGGAGGCGTCTGCACAAAATTTGCATTGGTGTTACCCATGTCATCAAGGATAATGGCATTAATGTACGATTTCATTCCTGACCAAAACGCATCTTTTTCGTTCAAAACCAACGTCATGTTGTCGGACGAATCAAATCCATTCGACTTCAATATAAAAGCGATGAGAATGGGACACAAGGTGGACTTACCTACAGCAGAAGTTCCATAAAGACCTAACGTGTAAGGCGCTACGCGTGACCCACCCCCTGAGGACGTGGTACGAAAATCGGCTTGCCATAAAAGTAATTTCTCCAATTGCCGCGTTAAAATTCCAGCCATGGTGCGATCACTATTTCTTCTTTTGAGGTTTTCTGCAGCCTCGATAGTGGTCTGTAGCAACTTGTCATAAGAATTCTCATCCATCATAACGACAGACAAGTTGCCATTTGCATGCAAAGATGAACATTGCACGCATGTCTGGTAATTTTTCGTAAACGCAGTGTACTCGGGATCGCCGTCAATCAGCGGTTTCAAGCTACCAGTTTTGAAGCACAAATAGCCACCTTCTATAAAGTGAACGGCTAGATCAAGGGCTACATCAACGAGCTGGAACACTGTTGGCTTTTCTTTCAAGCGTGGAAGTGTGAATAATTCCAAGCCACCAACAGTAGGTACAATGTCGGCGGCCTGGCACAGTCCGAGGGAAACACACAATGATAAAACTCCGAGAACTCGGTCCACATTTTTGCATGATGCGGCAATTGTCCAATTTCTAGCAAATCCTTTAAGATCCTCCAACCACTCGGGGCTCTCTTCGATGGGTTTTTCCGACCCAGATTGAGTTTCATATCGAATGGTGAGAATACTATGAATTCTTTTAGATATCATTTCCGCAATAGATCCATTATACATGGTCTTGGCAAACATAAAAATGACGGATGCGGCACCCAATGAAGTTTTCACATCACTAAGTGCGATCATACATGCCACCGCATTCTCCATAATGCTGGCCATGCTGGTTGTGAAACCTGCACTAGCTGCGAAGCGGGTTGCGACGGCTGTAGTCATTCTTTGAAATACGGCGCTTTGAGTCTCAAGTGTGGCACGATTGTCACACAATGGGATTTTATCTTCGTTATCTTTCTTTTTGTTATTTTTGTTTTTTAAATTTTTATGTTGTTTTTTAATTTCTTTTTTAATTTTTTTAAATTGTTTTTTAACTTCACTCTTAATTTCTGTTTTCTCTGAACATTTCTTCTTGTTGTTAGCTCTACGAATTGTCGTGTCGGAGCATAAACTACAATCTTTCTTTCCCAAGCGTTTATACTCGAGATTCTTTTCCCTCACCTTACGAACTCCATCAAAATATTGATTTCTAAAAAATTTTGAGAGTTGAAAGGACTTTGCTGAGGTCTGATCATAATTTGAAAAAATGTTTTCCTTCTTCTTCTTCCCCACACTATTCCAAGTGGGTACTGTATTTTCCCTAATTAACGCTTTCTTAGCGCGCTTAAATGTCTTCTTAGATGGGGGGGGTGCACTCACTCGGACCTGAGGGGCTATCGGGACTCTCCATAGAGCCTTTGAACCTTTTTGGGGCTTTGTAGATCCAGAGTTGGAAACGCTCGACAGATCACTCATTTTCTTAAGTAATCAGTCCACGTTTACACAACCCAAGACCCACAAAACCGGAATGCTGTCATCCGATTTCGTGAGAGAAGGGACCTCCAAAAAGCTTATATCGCAAAAAATGCGACTTTCGCAGACGTCATCAAGCATTGCACCGAACAGCGGATCGGGATGCTCTCTGTCTCAAATCTTACTTTGACCTGGCCCTAGTTTATACTGGTAAAATAACAACCAATATTCCTGGTACCTGTGTTCATTACGCACGATCGCGGTCGATTTGTAGATGGTAGGATTTATTGTGTGCCTGCAGCCAGCAGGCGTGGGGTCGTTCAGTTGGGGGCATCCCTCAATGGGATGTCAGGATTTGTAATCTACACGGGCCTGAAATGGAACTGCACTATGTCCTATGTTCCGTGTAATGTTGTATACAACTTCTTCTTTTGTACTACTTATTTGTAGCTTCTGAGCACGTCTCCAATAATGGAAAACGTCATCTTGGTATATCGCTTCATTAACATAACGAATACGAGGAAATATAAAATAACCTGCATTGCTAATAAATTTCAAATCGATACATGCATCCAAGGGACTTTACATGGTTAAAAGTCTGCGTATCAGCAGTATTGTTTAAAAGAACGGGGGTGCACTCACTCGGTCCAGAGGGGCTATCGGGACTCTCCATAGAGCCTATTGTCCATTAAGGGGGGGTGTTTTTTCCCAGTGTGTCACAGATCGAAAATCGTCTGCCTGGTAACTGGGAAGTGCAGTGCCAGGATTTACTCCGTAATAAAATACGGTCTTTACAAGAACATGATAATAAAGGAATAAAATAGTCGTGTTTTTTCGTGTTCTCACCAGAACACACAACTATGGGCCCCATGGCGGGGGGGCCGAATATATAGGTAGAACGTGAGTCGTGTCGTCAACTCACACCCATACATCCGTCAGGCTTGACACATACCAAAAATACAATAAATGGTAGAGTAATTAGCGGTTGGTGAACCGCGGTTATCAGAGCAAGTGATACGTCTCACTCGATTAGACAGCGCATAAATCAAAGTTATGCGCACCCTAATCGAGTGGATAACACTTGCAACGTGTACTAATTAAAGCACCAATTAACCAAACACCCTTGCGG